CCCGTCCGCCTCCGGATTCCGCCGGTCGGGATTATCTCGAAATTGGAAAGCCGGGATGCCGCCTGGTAATACTGCTGCAAATCCACGCGCCCGGAAAGAACGGGCGAAAGCTCGCCGGAAGCAAAGTTCGTTATAAGCATTATATCCTGTCTCCGTATCTGGGAAGCCCCAGAACGTCGCCCCAATAAGGGTTGCCGCTGTCCTTGTTGTGCGCGTGCGCGATAGAGAGCTGCGCCGCGCGCCTTTCGATAATGGATGCCTCGGAGTAGAGCAGCTGGTAGAGCTGCTTGTCGCCTGACATCTTGAGCGCGAGCTTGGCGGCAAGCCGTGTCTCAAGGTACTCCTCAAGAAGCGGGTCGGCAACGAGCCCCTCATATCCGGGATAATCCTCGGAAACGACGACATAATAAGTCGCTTCCGAATCGTATGTCTCCGCCCGCTCGTAGTTTTCCTCCGCGTCCTGGACGTAATATTCGCCGGACGCGAAAGTATCCGAGGTCGGCTGCGGGTCGGCAATGACATAATGCGGATTGCCCGTGTAGCTGTCGGACACGTAGGTAAGGACCGCCTCGCAGTCCTCCGTGTAGAGCGTCGTCCCCTCTACGTCCCACTCGCGCCCGGACTTAAGAGAGAGCGGCTTCCGGCAGTCCGCCGGAAGGATGAACGCATACAGCGGTCCGGCGTGCGGAGCGTCCCCGGAGGCAACCAAAGCGGCGCGGCGCACCTGGCTCGTCCACTCGGTAGACGCGAGCGTCTCAAGGATAGTCTGCAAATAGAGCTCCTTCACGTAGCGCCATTTCGCGGAGTTGTTCTCCGCGTCCGCGGCGACGAGCGGTTCCTCGCCGATCTTAATGAACGCGCGGCTCGCCAGATCCCTGTCTATGTTCATCTTTCACCTCACCAATTAAAAAGTTCCCGTACAGGGAACTCATGAAAAGTTCTCCGTACGGGAAACTTCGTTACTTCAAGGGCTCGAATACGTCGGGGACGCTTGAAACCGTTGTCTCAAGCACGTCACCCTCGTAAAAGAGCCTGCCGTCATAGAAGCATTTCTGCACGCATCTGTAAGAGCGCACGGCTGCCTCGTCCTTCTTGGCCGTCTTTCCGGCTTTCTCAGCTTTCTCGGAAGCTTCCATTACTCAGCCCCGTAAGCGTCGATCCAGCCGTAGAGCTTTCCGGCAGTTACAGCAGGAGTCGTTCCGCCGGTGAAAGTAACCTTTGCCTCAAGCTTGAGAAGAGGAAGGTCGCCGTATCCGCGCGGGATAGGGAACACAAGAGCCTCTGCGGAAGTGCCGAGGGCGGATACGTCCGCAGTCCACTCGCCGATAACGCTCCAGTTGGAACCGCTGTCCGCGGATCCTGAGAGCTTGACGGATACCGTCGTAGCCGTCGGTGAGCCGGATGCCGTGATGCCGGTAGAGCATCTTACGGCGACTCCCATTCCCTCAAGGTCGGTGTTGCCGGTGTCGATGCGTACTCCGTCCGTTGCCGATGCGGAGTAACCGAACGGGCCGTAAGAAGTGGAGAGAGTGTTAGTCTCGCCGAACGTAAGCTGAACGTCCCTTCTCTCAAGGGAACCTTTTGTTTTTATTGCCTTGCTCATTTTGTGCCTCCATTAAGATACGACTGCTTCCGTGTTGAGGATCGCGTCGCACTGGCGGATACGCATGTCACGGAGCATGTTTACAGGGCGGCCCCATGGGTCGTCGGTTGTGTATACTACGTTGCTTTTTGAGAGCGTAGCCTGGTCGAAAATACTCATCACGTCCTTGTTACAAAGGATGGATACAGTTCCCGGACCTGTCGGCAGGTAAGCCTTCATCTTAAGGATTTTCTTGATGAGGGCCTGTGCATTGTCGTCGGTCATGTCGCTGTTCATGTCGATGTTGCAGATACGGATGAGGGAGCGCGGGTCGCCGACGGCGATACCGTAGTCCGCCTGGTAGTAGCTGACGTATGCCTCGTACTCGCCGCCTTCCGGAGCGGAGATGGTCTGGATGCCCTTGTCCACGCGCTGCACGCCGAGTCCGGTCGCCTCGCGAGGGAAAATGTACTTGCAATACTGAGGGCCCCATTTGACAAGATAAACAGATGTCTGTTTGTTGGCCGTGCTGCCGCCGTTGGATACGCACTGTCCCGCGACGAGAGAGCCGCGGCGTGTTGCGAAACCGTTGATGTTGGCGGGGTTCGTGGCGTGGTTGCCGTAGAACATATCGTCCGCCATGTCGTTCGAGAGCCCCGCAAGAAACGCCATGGACTCGTCCATGAGAAACTGGCGGGGATTGCTTGAGTTCTTGACGAGCGATGCGTCAACCTTTGAATAGATGGCGACCTGTGCCACAACATCGTGGATAAGGTCGGTCTGTGACGCGCCCGTTCCTACGCCCTGGTTGTAGACGCGGTGGGTTCCTTTCGGAAGCGCCGTGCGCACGATCTGGGTGTTAACCGTGCGGTCGTTCGCTTCCTGCATCGGTGCGTCGTAGAGCATCTCGTTCGTTGCCGCGAGCTGCTCGATTATCCGTCTCTGGTCGTCGGAGATGGAATCTCTTTTCACAAGTTCAGCCGCCGTAAGAAGGTCGGACATGGACTTAGTTATTGCTGCCATAATAGTTTTCTCCTATATGTCTTTGAATGAGAATGAGCCGCCTTCGGCAGTAGGCTTGTATCTCCTGCTTCCGGGCGCTCCCTTCGTCGCCGTTCCTGCCTCCGCCTGCATCTCGCCGAGGTTGACGAACATCTTTATGATGTCCTCGTCGTAGATAAGGCCTGAGTCGGACAGCTTCTTTCCGGCCGCTTCCCCGGCGAAAGCCCTGATGCCCCTCTGGAGCATGGCCATTTTCTCGCCGTACCTGCTGCCGTATTCCTGATGGAGCTTAGCATCAACGTCCTTGATACGCTGCGCCGCGTCCGCCCGCATCCTCTGCGCCTCGCCGTTGCCCAGGTCGTTGAGTGACTTCCACAGTCCCTTCGCCTGCTCGTCGGTGAGGTTATGGCGGAACGCAAGCTCCTTGAACGCATCCGCGTTCTTGTCGTCTATGCCGTACTTCGCGGCTTCCGCCGGCCGTCCCAGCTTCTCGTAGAAAGCCTTTACTTCATCCGGCGGAGCGTCCTTCGCCGGAATCACGATGCTGCGGCCGAGCTTAGCCTCAAGCGCCGCGTAGCTTTTTCCGAGGTCGCCGATCTTCTGGAACTTGCTCAGCTGCTTCACCGTCTCCGCGTCGGAGCGGATGTCGTCCGGCAGCTGGCTCATCCATGCCGGCAGATTCTGATGCGCATCCTGCGCCGGCGGCGTTATCCCCGCGCCCTTGTCCCCTCCGTTGCCGGAAGGTTCGTTCTTGGGTTGTGCCTGCCCGATGCCTATCGCGTCAGCCAATGATACCGGCGCGGTGTTTCCCGCGCCCCCCGTAGCCTGCGGATTGCCCTGTGTAGGATCCATAGTTACTCCTTCGCGCCGCCGCCCATGAGGACGGTAACGATTTTATGTGTGTCGTTTATGTCCAGCCTTTCTTGGACAAGGAATTTTGCGTAATTGCAGAGGGCGGTGTCGTCCGCGTTCTTGCACATGTCAAAATACTTAAGGTCGATGAGAATCTGCGTGAGCACGATCCTGCCGTGCGGAGTGCCGAACACCTCGCGGAACATCCTTCGCTCCGCCTTGGCCTGCTCGTCCGGCGCAAGGCCCTCGAATCCGGGAAGCCCGCCTGTCTCCCTTTTCCTCTCGTTGCCTGCGAAATACTCACCGAAAACATCAAGCTCCGATCCGTCGCTCTTTCCCATGTTATTCCGTCCTTCCCGCGAGCTGCTTGTTCAGCATGTCCATCACGCTTCCCTGCTCGGCGGCGCGCCCCAGCTTGTCCATGTTCTGGAGCACGTTCTGCTGCTGCTGCATCTGCGCGGCCTGCGCCTGAGCCTGAGCCTGTGCCTGCGCCCTCTGCTCGCGGATAGCGCGCACGTCGCTCTCCTCGCGGATGATGTTCTGCGGGAGTCCCTGTCCTTCCATGGCGGTTTTCATCAGCTGGTCGCCGTCGATGTAGTCTCCGGCGTTCGGGAACATCTGCATGATAGGTCCTGCCGCCTGGAGCGCCTGCATCGTGCCGCCCATCGTGTGATATTTGCGCTGCGCCTGTGAGAGCGGCCCGACAAAATCAACCTTCATCTGCGCGCCCATTCCGCGGATAGAGTCCGGGACGGGCGGAATTTTCCCCTGCCTGTAGAGCAGGTTGAACGACCGCTCGATTATCTTCTGGAGCGATCCGTTGAGGTTCACTATAAGGTTCGAGAGCGTCGCCGCCTTCTCGCCCTGGAGCTCCATTACCTCGGTCGCGGTCATCTGCGCCGTTTTCTGCTGGAGCATAAGGAAGAAGTCCACGAAAAACCAGTCCTTGATGTCGGTTTTCATGTCCTCCAATACCTGGAGCGTTATCGGGTAGTTCTGTCCGGTCTGTATCGGCTCCACTATCTGGCTTGCGTCGGAGACATATGTCTTTCCGCGCGGGGTGATGTCTATCTTGCGGATATCCTCGGAAACCTTCATCGGCGGCTCGGCGGAAGTCTGCGCTATCTGCCAGCTCGTTTTCTTCGCGATGTTGAGTCCTTTGATGTCCACGAGCGCGTTCTGCGCCGGGCTCGTTCCGTAAGCGTATCCCGGATACGGGTCCCACTGGAAAACGGCGAACGGGTTCTCATCGTAGCCTGATTCCTTGATGATCTCCTTGCAAGAGAGGTCAACGTACACGGCCGCCCAGGGCTTGTTCTTCGCGTCCTTGTAGCGCGGGTCGCGCCCGTCGCGCGGAAAAACAGCCTGGATTATCTCCAGCCGGTCGTTCCATCGCTCCACGTCCTCGTATGCCGTCTGCCATTTCTCGTTAAGATTCTCAAGGCCGAAAAACGAGACAGCGTTACGGAGCGTCATGTAGTAGTCGCGATAAACAGTGTCAACCTCGCCGTACTCGTTGATGTCAAGGTAAACCTCGTTCGCAGGGAGCTTCGTGAAACGGAGCCTGCCAAAAGCAAGATCCTCGTCGATGAGAAGCACACCCGTCCCGATAACGGCCGCATCGCGTACCTGGAGCGGAGCCTGCGAGTAGAGGTTGCTCCGGTTGAACTCGGAGAGCATGACGCGCTCCGAGTCCTCCAGCCAGTCCTTCACCTTGTACCTGTCAAG